CCTCGATGTCGTGATCAGTCAGGTAGATTGGCTTCACCCAGTCACATGCAGTATCAACCACCACCGGGACGCTTCCACGATTCACGCAGCTCGCGATTAACATCGTCATCAGGCATGCGGTTAACACTCTGCTGTACATTACTGGCCTCTTTAATGGCTTCTACCCGGCGTTCTGCTACTGCCTCTTTGGCGGAAGCCTTATCTTCCGTTCGCTGCTGATCGGCTTTGGCTTCTGCTTTGCTGGTGCCGCGTGAATGACCGATACCGAAAGCAGCTGCGATAGCACCAATTACAGCAACCGCGATGGTTATAACTAACTGAACTGTTCCCATATCAACCTCACACTAATGCGATTTTGGCTTTCCCGAAACGAGTCCTACGGTCTTCAAGTCCGTTCGTGCCGCCATTGATAATCTTTGTCACCTGAACCAGGTCGCCGGAATGCTTCAGGCATCCCTTAGTAGCGAAAAACCACGCCGCGCTTCTGGCGGCGTAAACGTCTTCAGCCAGCAACTCTGGCTGCTTAACCAGATCCACCTTCAGGCCGTTGCCACAATCACGATAATTGTTCAGACCCGTAATCTGGATAAGACCGCGACCACGGTATAACCAGCCATCGCCGGGGGCATTGTTCCCCATGCGTTTGCTATATACCAGGTTCGCAATGGCACGCTGACGCTCAATCGGTAGAGTACGCTCTTCAGAACGACGGCCAAGTGAGTTAGCCTGGTCAGCAGTGAGGCGTCCTGCGCGGATGAAGTTAATGAGGCCCGCGATGCGATAGTTGAAACTCTCCACCAGCAATGTGAAACCAGCTGATTCATGCCCTACTTGAGCAATAAACATCGCCTGGTCTACAGGATTGGTGATCTCGAACTCTTTCATCGCGCCAGAGATTGCCTGAAACCAACGCGTAGCTAACTCGGCGCTGATATTAGCCGCCTGTTGAAATTTTTTTAGATTCATAAGAACACTCTGTGCACAACCGCCAGAATTAATAGGTTAAAAAAAGTACAAAAAGGATGCAATAAAATGTGACCTAGATCACAATCCACCTCAAATAATGACCTGCGCCTTTACTGGCTTTAAAGAGTTGAAGTGATGTCGCTTCAGCTCTTTTTTTTAATCCATTATTGGTTTTAGTAATCTTGCCAGATTACCGCGAGCCCAAAGCACGGCGGCGCAAATCAGGACGTTCACCAGTACCACAAACCAGTGTGATTCATGGTACAGGCCGAACAGGTAACGAAAAGGGACGCTGGCGTATACCAGCACAGTGAAATAAGCCATCAGTGATATCAGAGGGCGATGTCTCGCCCCACCGCGCTGGTAGAACATTAGAGCAACGACGATCACTCCACTGATAAGAGCATTCGCCACCGCACTCGGATCACTTGTTACCATTGCTGGTCCCTCCTCCGCGTAAGCGAGAAAGAATTCCAAACAGGCTGCCCAAATCCTGACTGTTGACGAACGTCAGCAGCTTAATAGCAATAGCGGCTACGATAACCGCCCCCAGCGCATCAAGTGGCCTGTCGCTATAACCCGTCCATTTGGAGAAGTAAGAGCCAAGCAGAGGCGCGCCGATAACGCCAAAGATGAATGATGTGATGAAGTATCCAACCAGCTTAAGCCGGGTGATGTTTACCGCCGTTGCAACATAAAAAACAGCGCCTGCAAATGCACCAAACACCACTCCGTAATCAATGCCGGTTGCCAGGCCAAACATGCTGGCCCCCATCAGACCACCAGCGGCTACCGTAGTGCCAGAAACAGGATCGGACATTAAGACCCCTCGTATTGCTGTGAGTCCTCTCAGAAATGAGGGGAATAAAAAAAGGCCCGCTTATTCAGCAGGCCTAACTTTTGCTGGCGGGACTTTACCCGCCGCGGTGATCTGCCCGGTAAAGAAGCGGCCAAACTCATGAGCGGCTTCGACAATGGCGCGGTAACCCGCAATGTTCGCCATTGAGCTCAGCGCATCCAGAGACTGCGCGCGCGAGATACGCGGCACGGAATCCATCGCCATCACGGTGACACCGCGTGCGGCGAGTTTTTCCATTAGCTCCGGGTTCTGCGCCGGCCAGACAAAGCTCACCAGCGTGGTGCCTGAGTTCAGCAGGCCGATTTCACTCTCTTCCGGTGCGTTGACCTTCAGAATAACAGGCGACTGCCAGACTTCCGCGCTGTCTACAATCTCTGCGCCAGCCTGAATAAACGCCTCATCGTCGAAACTGGCCAGCTTGCCCGCGCCGCTTTCAATCGCGACGGTAAAACCCAGTTTGAGCAGCTGCTCCACCGTTTTCGGTGTTGCCGCTACGCGGGTTTCATTGGCTGACCGTTCTTTTGGTACCCCAATACGCATAGTTTTCCCTTCCATCGGTTTTTGATGATGGTTTGTTGGTCGCTTTCCACAGGTGTCGGTGACATGACGATGTCATAGAGGTATCCGTCGAATACCCGCAGAAAATAAAACAGTAACAAACTTTCTATAACCTACTGAAAATAACGCCCATGATCCACAGTCAGAAAAGAGTATTTCTTTTTTTATCGGTCAAAAATACGTGATCGGCGTCGCTGACAGAGATATTTACCTTAAATTCATCGCCAGGGCCGATAATTGCTCAGGCGAAGCGGCAAAAACACGATATAGCGCCAGCGTAGATCAACTTATTAACATTAAATTTACTTGTAAAAGTCATATGCTTTATCAGTTTTGCTGGTGTAACGCCTGTTTTTTCAACATATCACTAAATGTTATAGAAACTCACCTTCGCGTCAGCACAGGGGGTGAAAAATGGCGCAGACAGCGACTGGGATTAAATGCAATAATCATCAACGTTTTCAAATTAACAACAACACCAGTACCTGGTTTGCGTAAGGCGAAGGATTACTTTTATGAAGCTTAAGAACACTCTCCTGGCGTCCGCACTCCTTTCTGCGACCGCCCTGTCCGCAAATGCCGCGACAGAGTTAACGCCGGAGCAAGCGGCAGCGTTAAAACCTTATGACCGCGTCACTATCGTCGGTCGTTTTAACTCTATTGGCGATGCGGTAGATGCCGCCTCCCGCCGCGCGGATAAAGACGGTGCCGCATCATTTTATGTAGTGGACTCCGCAGATTATGGCAACAGCGGCAACCAGCGTGTGATTGCCGACCTGTATAAAGACAATGCGCCAAAAGCAGAAGCAAAAGGCAATCGCGTGATTAACGGCGTGGTTGAGTTGCCAAAAGACCAGGCGATCCTGCTGGAGCCTTACGACACCGTCACCGCCGCCACGCCGCTTAGTGACAAGCCAATCAGCGCGCGCATCAGCAATATTCCGTGCCAGCTGGT